TCATTTTGTCTTTATAGTCATCATCCAAGGTTATAAAACCACCTTGTCTGAATCTCATAACAGCTTGTGTCATTGAGTCGACCAAATCATCATGGTCACCATACGGGAAAGCTGCACATTCTTCAACCATTTCTTGAGCAAACTCTTGTTTTAAAGGAGCCCATATCATACCTGCCTCAAAGACAGGAGATACAGAGTTAACTCTTGCGACTTTATCTTGACCTTTTGATGGTGTGTAATTGTTTGCAGGTATACCCATCTGTCTGAGCTCATACATTAAAGGTAAACCAGATGCTTTAGCTTCAATTAGTACAGTATCAGGATTCCAATATTTATATTGTTCGTAAGCAACTCTTTTAAGTTCAGGAAACTCGTATCTGCCTTTTAAAGAATCTAATAATATTAATTGTCTT